ACGGTCCAGTAATTTTGAAGCGTCCCGGCATTCGGAGAGGCATGTACTGATGGCACTCAAGGTAATTTGTGACGGCTGTGGTCAGCCACTAGAAGATGGAGAGGTAACGGTTCATGGACTTGTTATCTCAAGGCAGTATTGTGGCGACTGTGCTGCAACCGCTGAACAATTTTCATCTGATCGTGATGCACTTCATACAGCCGTTAGGAAGAAGTGGGACGACGGGCTCAAGAAGCTCATAAAAGATTTTTCTAAAGCAAACCCAGATTTTATTTTGCCGGATTTAAATGTCTGAGCTACGTCACGATACTGATCTCATCTGCAAGGAGTGTGGAATCTTGCGTTACCGTCTATGGTCGAGACCAACAGGCAGAGAGGGGGTTTCTGTCCATGAGAAGGAGGCGGTAGGAGAATGTCCCCACGATGACAAAACGCTTCTGAGGAAAGATGTTGGAACGCCAGCCATATAACGCCGCCGGTCAATGCAAGGTGACTGGAGATTATATTTTTGATGTCATCAGATCATATAACATGGATAGTCCACTGGCAGGTCGTTCAGTAGAGATTGGTGAACCAAAGGACAATGCCGAGTGTTGTTGGTTTTTAAGGACTAGCGGCGAACTTATTCAGGTATCTATTTGTACTGAGGCGCTTGATGGGGAAATTGATTTTTGTTCTTTGCATAGGGAAATAATAGCGGGCCTTATTTGGGAAACGATGGATACAAACAGACTGTTGATTGGGGCGACGCCATTAACCCGCAAGCAGCGCGAGAGTTCACTATCAGTGATTACCAAACAATTTAACGCACCTATTATTGCTCTCTACACGAGACAGCGTTGGATAGATATCAAACTGCGGGAAAAGGTGACGCGGAATGCCTGACAATCCAAGAATTAGACTACGCAAGAACCGCTTGCCCATTCGCGATGGTGATACGGCTGAGGAAAGCCGCACAAGAATAGCAAAGAGAGTCATCGACTTTTATGCCAATGATCTTTCTAGGGGTGGTGTTGACCGGGAACTAAGACTTCAGCGCATAGCAAAGTTCCGCATGTGGACAGAGGGTAAAACATGGCCCTTTGATAACTCTTCAGATATTGCGCTGCCTGACATGATGGAAAAATCTTTGCGCGTGCAGGACACGCTACACAACGCTGTTATGTCCCAGATGCCCGTTGTCGGCGCTAAGGCAGACAATGAAGAGGACGCATCGAAGGAAGAGGTTGTTGATGATCTGATCCATCATCAGGTTTTTTCGGAGCAAGAAGGCGAAACATTCATCGCTAACCTTATAGATGCCTTTGTCAATGATGGAGTTTTCACAGTCTTTACGCCTTGGGTAAAGGAGATGCGCGAAGTAAACGAAACGCGCACTTATGAAGGGATTCCAGAGGGGGCTGAGCCAGGGGATTATTTCAGATCCATCCTGTCTCGCGATAAGGCTTCATTTTCAGCAACTGCTCAGAGATCGGAATGGGACTATAGGCTTCAGAGCTTCAATGCAGAGAAGCCAGAACAGGTAGCGTTCTTTACGTCAGAAGACGGCAGTGTCGAGATGGTCGTAAAGCGCGAGGCCGTTGTGTATGACGGGCCGAAGCTGATCCTCAAAGACTACGAATCGGTTTTACATCCTCCGCGAGTTGACAATTTGCAAATACCGGGACCGAGTAACCCAGGTGGAGCGCCACACGTCATTCTTGTTGATTATCCAACGATTGATGAGATCAAAAGATTAGCGAAGGATAAGTTTTACGATCTTATTACTGATGACCAAATCGAGTCATTGGAAAATTTGCATCGGGATGATTCCTATTCTGCTGAGATCAGGCAGAGGGATGACCTTGCCGGTGTGGATGATAGTGGTGCTGGGATTAAGGGCGCTGAAAGTCAAAAAACTCTAACGCGCCTTTTATGCTTTGATACCTTTGACATCGATGGGGATGGCATTGACGAAGATGTCATATTCTGGGTCATTAGAGAAGGCAGCGGGATGTTGCTTAAAGCGGCACTGCTCACTGATATGTATCCCGCTGCTCCCCCGCGTCGTCCATTTGCAGAGGCTTCATTTATTCCAGTGCGCGGTCGTCGTGCGGGGATCAGTCTTTTGGAACAGATGGAGGGACTGCATGATGCCATCAAGTCGTTCTTTGATATCACGGCAGATGCAGGTGTTCTCGCGAATGTTCCATTCTTCTTTTACCGTGCATCTGGCGGCCTGAAACCAGACATAATTCGACTGTGGCCGGGAGAAGGCTATCCTTTGCCTAATCCGAGAGAGGATGTTTACTTCCCGCAGTTGCCGAACCAAGCGCAGGCATTCGGCATCAACATGATTACGATTTTGACAGGGATGGAGGAGAAGTTGACGCTGGTCGGTGATATCCAATCAGGGCGTATCCCGGCTGGCGCGTCATCCGCTCTGCGCACGATTGGCGGGATGGCGATGGTGAACGCTCAGGCAGAAGAGCGTCCTGAGAGAATTTTGCGTAGATTGTTTACCGGATTATCGCAGGTTTGGTCCAATGTCCATTCAATGAACCGGCACTTCCTGCCTGATGATAAGAAATTTAGGATAATCGGGCTTAGGCGCAAGAACCAAGATCCCTACACTAGCATTGCAAAACGTACTGAACTTGGTGGATCAATGCAGTTTCAGTTCAAGGCGAATGTCTTGAATACATCGAAACAGGCTTTGCAAGGCTCGCTGATGCAACTGTTCCAAGTTTACGTCAACGACCTTTTCTTCCAACTGGGTATTGTGGACGAGGGTTCGATTTACCGGATGGCTCGGGATTTGGGCGATGCGTTTGGTCAGGATGCTGATAAATATCTCAATGAGCCGCAGCCCGGAGCCGGTAAACGTCCGATATTTGCTGAGGAGGCCATCTCGATCATGCTCGATGGTCAATTCCCCGATGGCAGTCCAGCCGAATCTGGGGGTGCGATGGAGCATATGCAAAAACTCATGGAATTCTCGCAATCCGAGCAATTTAACTCGTTCTTTGCAACTGATTCGGCAAAAACTGAGCTTTTCAAAGTTTATGGCGAGCAAATCAGGCAAATGGTCGCTGCTGAGCAGCAGCGACAAAAAATGGCTCAGGCCGCGCAACAATTCCAGCAGCAGCAGCAGCAGCAACAGGGAGCACAGCCGACAGGTAGGCCCCCAGAGAGCCCGCCGCAGCAGGCGCAGCAGCAACTTCTGGGTGGCGGAGAAGGCGAACTTCTTCCTGGCGGTGGGCAGAATATCCAATGACAGCAGATCGTGACGACTTTATCGCTTTAATGAAGCGTACCAACCGTGGGGTAGCCGTAAAACAGCCCCCGGTTGATCTTCGAGCCATACAGCAAGCGGCTGTACAGGCAGAATATTTAACAGGATCAGAGTATTGGGATATTTTTCTAAGGTATATTCAAAGCGCAGTTGACCGCAGTAAGGGAATAGAAAATCAGCTTATGGAGACTCTTGCCAGTGCGCAGATGGTTGAGCATACGCAATGGCTCAAGACGAAGATTGCTCTTCTCGAATGTCGGGCACGTGTTGAGGCATGGGAGTCCGTGATGCAGTTGCCGAAAGACCTGATTGATAATGGCGGGCGCGCAGATGAGTTGTTGGTGGGTAAGTCCGATGAGGCCGCATGAGTGAAACAGTTCATAGAGTTGACGGGGATTGGCCTCACCTTAAACCGCAGTTTTCTATACCTGAGACCTATGCTCTTGCCATAGGCCAGTTCCTACTTGACAGAAAGACCGGCAATGTGGTTTTAAATATCAAAGATGGACGGGTCATGGGCCTTCGGGTCGAGGAGCTTGTCCGTCTGAAATAAGCCCACGGTCATCGGGCGAACCGAGCCGCGCAGCGGAAGCTGACGCGGCTTTTTGTTTTTCGGGCGTATTTTGTCGGGACGCCGCCGACAGGTTCCGCAGACCTCAACGTGCGTAAGGAGAATGACCAAATGTCTGACCCGCAAGAAGGCGAAGACGAAGCAAAGATGGTGCCGCTCGCGGCGCTTGAAGATGAGCGTCAAAAGAGACAGGCGCTTGAAGATGACGTGAACTATCTGAAGGGTCAAACTGCGCAGTTAGCGCAGCAGCAGAAGCAACCTCAGCAAGCTCAGCAAGCTCAGCAAGCTCAGCAAGCTCAGCAAGCTCAGCAACCCGAACGGCAGTACACGCGCTCTGAATTGAGCAATTTCGTATCTGAAGGCAAGATCGAACAGGATCAAGCCGATAATATTATGGATGCTCAGATGCAGCGTAACATTGAGGCAAGGGTTAGCAATACGTTATGGAATGAAACCCGCAACCGTGAAGTTAACAATACGGTGTCGGCTGATTTTAATTCTTACGTTGCTGCAATCCCCGATATCAATGTTCCCGGCACCGATGCGCGTAACCGACTTGAGGCTGAATACCAAAAACTTACTAAGTTGGGGCAACCTGACAATAAGGTAACTGAGGTTCTTGCCATGCGGGTCGCGTTTGGTGATCACGAAACTCTTAAGGCTGCCAAAGAAAAGTCCAGTGGCAGTCCATCGCACCGAGATATTGGTGGTGGTGAGCCGCCCGATAGCCAGACCGGGTCTTCTGATGAGGGGGCTCCGTCTGAGTTGACGGCAGCGGAAAAATCCTATTACCAGGGTGCGATGAAAGAGGGTATTTATAAAAATTGGTCTGATGTTCGCGATGAGATGAAATTCGCGAATAAACAAGTGCGCACGCGAACAGCGGCGCGGGGTTTGTAATTTGGTCGGAATTCTGAAAAAGCGAACGCCAGCGGAGTTAGCTTTCGCTGGACAGAGTGCCTTTAAGGGGCGTCGTCAAACTCCAGGCAGCCATGTTTTAGACTTGGCTGACTTAAAGAAGGCGATAGCTCTATGCGATACGTGTGCGAAGAAATTCAACCACCTTCGCCAAGGTTACATGTCCAAGCGAAATGTACCTCTTTGTGCTGGCCGCTGCGATGGATGCGACGGCTCGTTCCCTGCAATGCGCCTCCTTGTGCATCACTCCCTTGCAGATAACACCTAACGAGGTAAGCAGATGGAATATGCATACTCGATTGGTGGCGCAAACACTCCTCTAAAGATGAAGTTCCAGGTTAATGAGACTTTGAGTAACGCTGGAATTGTTGTTCTGGCCTCCGGCAGTGGCAATGCTGGGGTTCAAATCTCAACGACAACTTCGTTTGCGAACGCTGTTGGTGTGACGCTCGATACGGCGACATACGTTACGGCGCAGCAGACGGATGGAACTTCAGCCGAACGCCAAGTCAGCGTCATTGTGACGCCAGATGCAGTGTTCCGAATCAAGATGAGTGGTGGTGCTACTGAAAATACATCCCTTACAGTGCATGATGTCACAACGGCATCAACCAATGGATTGGTAGTAACAACGGGGGATAACCATAGCAGCCCAACGATGGACGAAGGCGTGATCTGGGGTTATGACGGCGCGAATGCTGGTCAGAAACGAAAGGTTACGTCGGTTAGTTCATCGGCGGCGACGGTCACGGTGGCCTTTGATAACGATACGGTTGTTGGTGATAACTTCATCGATGCTCCGTATTGGTTCTTAGACGATACCTCCAAGACTGTGCAGACAACGACAAATTTGTATCAAGCAAATGCGGCGATTGCTGTCGGTACTGGTGGTGCTGTCAAGATCATCGATTTGGAACTTCGTGATGCGTCTGATGATGGGAAAAACAAGTCATTTGTCTTGTTTGTCCTTGATGATCATGCATTACGTGAGACGACGTAGGAGAAGCGCAGATGGCAGTTCCTCACAGTTCAGGAGCCTTCGGCGATCTTCTTGACCCAAGGTTCCAAAAAATCTTCCACGAACAATTTACTCAGCTTGACGACATGCTGCCTGAATTGTTCACCTTTCCACCTGGCAACGGTCGAGACACGATGAAGTGGTCTGACGTTGGCGCTTTCCAAGACTGGTCACAATTCAGCGGATCAGTTTCATACCAAAGCGCAACACAAGGCTACGACACCACAGCGACTCACCTTGAGTTTGCTAGTGGCGTGCAGGTTGAGCGCAAACTTTTTGATGATGACCAATATCACATCATGGATCAGCGCCCGGCTGGCTTAGCGACTGCGGCTAATAGAACCCGTCAGACTCATGGTGCGCGCATTCTTAATAATGCGGCATCAGTTGACACCTTCTTCTATAACAACAGTGAGGCCGTTGCTCTCGTAAGCAACAGCCATACGACAAACTCTGGTGTTTCTACAGCTACGGGTTTCGACAACTTGGTAACGACGGCGCTTTCAGCCACGGCGCTCTCGGCGGCGCGTATTCAGATGGTTAATTTCCGTGACGATGCGGGTAATCGCATTGCCGTGGTGCCAGATGAAATCTACATCCCGAATGACCTTTTCGAGAAGGCGTTTGAGATTGTGTCGTCGATGGGCAAGGTGGACACAGCGAATAATAACCGCAATGTCCATGAAGGTGCGTATACGATCAAGGAATGGAATTACCTTTCCGATACGAACAACTGGTTCCTGTGTGACTCAGCCATGCGCAAGCAGATGGTGTTTTGGATTGAGCGGGTGCCGGTCGAGTTCGCATTTGCTGAGGACATCGACACCTTGATTGCCAAGTGGCGTGGGTACATGCGATATGCCAATGCTCAGATCAACTGGCGTTGGATTTTGGGTGGCATTGTCTCGTAGGGGGCAATTATCGGGCGGGCCTCGGCCCGCCCGATACACTAATGAGGAAATCAAAATGGCGAAGCGAACCGCCACAGTCGTTATAGAAGCGCCAGACAAGCATATTGATGCCGCAGTCAAAATGCTCGCTGATGTTATTGATCCTCTAAGTCAAGGTATTGCGGACACATCATTTACAATTGAGATAACGGGGCAGGGATCTTCAGATAAGAGCGCAAAGCCGCCGCGTAAAAGCAACACTCGCGGCGGTTCTGGAAAAGCCAAAAAGAAGGAATGAAATAATGGCGATTAAATATCCACCGCGTAAGCGGTCAGTACAGTCTGGGAAATCTTTCCCAGCACGCAATCGATCAGTGGAGCCTTCTTACAGTAAACGGAAATCTAATTCGTCTAGTAAAAAGAGGGGGAAGACCAGTGCCAAATACTGATTATTCTGACTTCAAATCGGATCGCAAGGGTCGTTATGGCTCACCCCCTGACATTGCGGGGAATCGTGGTAGTAAGGCGACTGTAAATGAGAAGCCAGCATATCCATCAGCCCAAAATGTCGGTAAGACGGGGCCAGATAGATCGGCTGGCGTAAAACGAGTTAAGCAGCATCCAAAAGACATCGGACTGTAATCGGGTAAGCGGTGGTGCAATCCCTCCGGGCAGCCTTAGTAGAGTCTAAGAAGCCGCTAAGGATGTTCCTAAACCAATAAGGTGAAGATATGGGTTTGACTAATTTTCCAAATGGAATTACCAGCTTCGGTATACCGGTTCTCGGTAGCGCCGGGGGTCATGTAACGACCGGCAACGTGTTCTTCGTCAGTTCGACGACGAGCGGGTCCAGCGACGGTAACACCGGGGACTCGCCAACTGAGGCCCTAGCGACACTCGACGCCGCTATCGGTAAGACGACCGCCAACCAGGGCGACACGATCTATGTCATGCCGAACCATGCAGAGACAGTGACCGGTGCTAGCGGCATCACCTTTGATGTTGCGGGCGTCACCGTTATTGGCCTCGGTGAATATAAGCAGCGCCCTCGCTTCCTCATGGACGGTGCGACCACGGTTACGGCGATTATTTCGGCAGCCGATGTCAGTTTGCAGAACCTTGAGTTCGCCGCAGGCCACGCCGATATCGTGACGTGCTTCGGCGTGACATCGACCGGCGCATGGTTCGACAAGATCATGTTCACCGACAACACCGCAGCCGAGAACTGGCTGACGTGTGTCAAGGCGACCGGCACGACCAATAATGAGGCCGACGGCCTTAAGGTTACCAACTGCGAATGGTCGAGCATCGATACGGCAGGCACAGAGATGCTGGAAGTCAATGCTGACATTGCCGAAATGGTGTTCAGC